TAATATAAACTACGCCGCAGAGGTAAATGAATATGCGGGTACTACATTTTTAAAAACTCTATTCGATCAATACTACAAGAAATATATAACGGAGGTATTTGATTCCGGTAGGAGGTTAACTACTACTAAGGCTTACTTGCCGATTAATGTTACTAAAAATATGACTCTTGCGGATAAGTTTAGAATATCCGATAGGCTATATAAAATTAATAAGATAGTTACAAACTTTGAAAGCAATTTATCAACTCTTGAATTAATAAATACAAATACAAATCTAGGAGATCTAATAATAGTAGATACTCAAATTAAACAAAAATATGATAATATTGCTAAATGTATTAGAGTAGATACTGACTTAATACTTGCGGATTCAATTATAGAAAAAGCGGATATGGGTTGCGGCGATGTTTTAGACGGTAAGATTTTAGATAACCCTAGTAGTAATAATTCCTCTGACGTATTAAACCCGAACGCTCCGGATCCTCAAGATTCGTCAGGAGATGTTATTGTAACTCCTCCAACGTTCCAAAAAGTAGGAGATAATATATTAAATACCTCAGGTACGAGCTATACTATAAATCCAACTTGGTCGATTACCGAATTAGGAAAAATAGATCAAACTAAAAATATAGACGATTATGGTTTTATTTTCTCAACTAATAAATCAAGTTTATTTGGTACAGATCTTGAGACAATAAAAGCAAATGCAAATAATACCGTAATTGACTATCCTACAAATGGATTTAATAACAAGCCGGTTACTCCTTATCTAGCAAAATTAACAGGCTACGCTTTAACTTACGGAACCGAATATTATTATATATTCTATGCAAGAACTAATACAAATACAAACTATGCTCTTGCGGATGCAATATCTGATATTCAAATAGTAAGCCCTCAAGGATATTGTGACGGGGATTATTATAGTAACGTTGGTTTATTAATTGGAGACAAACCTACAACGCTAACCTATTTGACAAAAGAAGGTTTAACAAAAACTTTAAATGCATTACAATTTTCACAAGTTGGAATCGGAGATTGTATATGCCTTGACTCAATAACATCAACGCAACCGTTTACGTTCTTTGATCCATATAACGAACAAAAAAAATGTAGTAATACCACATCAAGAAATCAAGTATGATAGAAAATATATTAAGCTTATTAGCAATAGCAAAAGAACAAAAGGCAAACGGTAAATATATCGATATAGCTTTAGGAAAAAACAAATTACCCGAATCGATTAAGGAGGGACTTAATCAATATAAAAGAGGATTATGGCAAAAGTAGTAATGGACGTCGAGGTAAAAACCGACAGCGCAATAAATAACGTAGACGATCTTAAAGACTCAATTGAGGACGTAGGTAAAGAGACGAAAAACGTTACAGAGGAATCTTCCGAAATGGGCAACCAGTTAGATGCGGCTGCGGGCGGTGCTATAACAAAATTTAAAGGATTAGTAGGAACCCTAGGAGGCGTAGTAAAGAGTTTTAAAACTTTAAGAGGTGCAATTATAGCAACGGGAATAGGAGCTTTAATATTAGCTATCGGTGCCGTTGGAGCGGCGTTTACTAACTCCGAAGAGGGACAAAATAAGTTCTCTAAAATAATGATGCAAATCGGTGTAGTTACCGGAAACGTAATAGATATTTTAGCAAACTTAGGAAAAGGTATATTGTCTTTAGCTAAAATCTTTAGCGATCCGGCAGCTGCGCTTCAAGGATTTAAAGACGGTATAGGCGATGCGGTAAACGGTATTAAAAACTTCAACGAAGAAACTAAAAAAGAGATTAAACTAGCCGGCAAGTTAGCGGATCAATATGCGGAGGCGGATAGAGCAGAGAGAGCTTTATTAGTATCAAGAGCAAAAGCAAATAGAGATAGAGCCGAACTTTTAGAGAAAGCAATCGATAAAGAAAACTTTACAACCGCACAAAGGATTGGATTCTTAGAAGAGGCGGGAGCTTTAGAGGAAAAAATAACAAACCAAGAAATACAAGCGGCTCGATTAAGATTTGAAGCCAAACAACAAGAGAATACATTATCCGGATCAACTAAAGAAGATCTTTTAGAAGAAGAACAACTAAGGGCAAGATTAATAGACCTTGAAACCGCAAAGCTTACAAAAGCTAAAGAAGTAACGAGTCAAATTATAGCTTTAAAGGCAGAGGAAGCGGCTTCGTTAAAAGCTATTAGAGATCAAGAAGCGGCGGATATAAAAGAAGCCCAAGATATAAAAGATGCTCAAGACAAGGAAAGAGCCGACAAATTAGCAAAAGAAAAAGCGGATGCGGACGCTAAAGCAAAAACGGAGGAAGATCGATTAAGAAAGGAAAAGGAAGATGCGGAGGCGGCGGCTTTAGACTTAGCGGCTTCTCAAAGAGACAATACTTTAAACGCTATTATTAGTCTAGCCGGAGAGGGTTCTAAAGTAGGTAAGGCTGCGGCTCTTGCTCAAGCTACTATATCGGGAATACAAGGGGTACAAGCCGCATTTACTACGGCTCAAGCTTCGCCCATAACGGTAGCATTTCCGGCATATCCTTTTATACAGGCAGGGATTGCGGGAGCTTTTGCTCTTAAAACTATTAAAAGTATAGTAAGTTCTAAAAAACCTAGCTCATCTTCGGGAGGAGGAGGAGGAGCATCCGCTCCGGCTGCGTCTCAAGCTCCAAGTTTTAACGTTGTAGGAGCATCGGATACTAATCAACTAGCCCAAGCGATAGGAGAGGATAAGAAAAAACCGGTAAAAGCCTTTGTAGTAAGCGGAGATGTATCTACGGCTCAATCTTTAGACCGTAATATAGTCGAGGGAGCTTCGATAGGATAATATATAACAAAACAATTTAAAAATTATTATATTAATATGGATATAATCGAACTATTTATAGACGAAAACGATGAGGTTTCCGGAGTGGAGGCAGTAAGCGTAGTGGAAAACCCGGCAATAGAGTCCGATTTTGTAGCGTTAAAGGCAGAGGAGTTTAAACTAGCCGAGGTAGATAAGGAAAAACGCATACTAATGGGTGCCGCCTTAATTCCAAACAAACCAATCTATCGTCAAAATAAAGACTCAGAATATTATATTTACTTTAGTAAGGCAACAGTCCGTAAGGCAAGCGAGCTATTCTTTATTAGAGGCAATCAAAACAATACTACGATAGAGCATCAATTAGAACTCAAGGGATTAACAACCGTAGAATCGTGGATTGTAGAATCGGAGCAAGATAAAAGTAGAATGTACAATTTAAACGTACCTATTGGTACTTGGATGATCTCCGTAAAAGTAAATAACGATAAAGTTTGGCAGCAAGTTAAAGCCGGAGAAGTAAAAGGTTTTAGTATAGAAGGATATTTTGCGGAAAAATTAGAAACAAGACCAAACGAACCGGTAAAAGATGACTTATCTAAAATAGAAGATGAGTATTTAGTCGAAGAGTTAAAAGAACTTTTACAAGAAGAAAAATTAGAGTCTTATTCCGATTATCCAAGCGGTGTTAAAAATAACGCTAAAAGAGGTATCGAGCTAAACGAAAAAGTAAACAACAAATGCGCAACTCAAGTAGGTAAAGTAAGAGCGCAGCAATTAGCTCAAGGAAAACCAATAACAACGGAAACTATAAAAAGAATGTTTAGTTACTTGAGTAGAGCGAGAGAAGATTACGACGAAAACGACTCGAAAGCTTGCGGAACTATTTCTTACTTATTATGGGGAGGTAAAGCCGGTTTACGTTGGGCGGGTTCTAAACTTAAAGAACTTGATTTAATGGAGGAAGATTTAAAAAAGCCTTGTTACGACGGTTACGAAATGATAGGCTTTAAAATGAAAAACGGTAAAAAAGTTCCTAATTGTGTACCAATAAATTAATATGAGTAAAGCTCCAAGTCCTCAAAACGATAGTAGAGCGTGTCTTTGTAAAGACGGCGTTAGTTATTCTCGAGAATGTTGCGACGGTAGTTACCAAGCTCAAGGAATAGGGAGTACGGTAAAAACTACGATAACTAGATACTATACCGTAACTAATTGTAACGGAGGTACTAAGCATATACATACGCACGATCTTAACTTAACGGTTGGTAATATATATTTCTTAAAATTTGTACATCATAACCATACGGATTGTTATACTATAACGGGTACAAGGAATAACGGACATTTTGAAATAAGTACGGCAACCGCTTATAATAACTGCGCAACTTGCCAAGCGGCAAACTAAAAATACAACAAACTAAAAACTAATTTATTATATATATATGAAATCAACTGATATGTTAAATAAAGTAAAAGAAATTCTTGGGGTTGAATTATCCGAAGAAAAAGAAGTTAAGTTGGCACAAGCCGAACTTGAGAACGGGACTATCGTAGAATCGGAAAGCTTCGCAGTAGGCAACGAGATCTTTATAGTAACCGAAGATGAGCGTGTACCTTTACCTATTGGTGAGTATAAATTAATTGACGGTGAAACCTTAATCGTTGAAGAAGAAGGTATTATAGCCTCTATTGGAACCTCTGAAGAAGCTCCCGCAGAAGAAGAAGTAGAAGCGGAAGAAGAAAAAAAGGAAGAAATGGGATACGCTACTAAAGAAGAACTTGAAGAGGTTAAAAAAGTAGTAGAAGAAATTAAAGCGATTCTTTTACCTAAACAAGAGGAGGAAGAAATGAGCGAAGAAGCCGATACTAGCGTTAAGTCCGAAGAGACTACAACTAAAACGGTATACGCTAAAAAAGAGGAAATGGCTCAAGTTGAAAAGGTTACACATAACCCGGAAAACGAGACAGACAAAAAAATGAATCTTTATTCTCAAAAAAGAGGTAATAGTACCTTAGATAGAGTAATGCAAAAAATATCAAACTTTAAATAAATAGAAAATGTCAACAAAAATAACAACAAGTAACAGCGTATTAAGAGCGAGATCAAAGCAAACTACTTTGACTACTACTCAAGATATCAAAACTAACGACGCCGGAGCGGAATTTAATATCGCAACGGATGCGAAAGTAATGACTCTACCAACGATAACGGCAGAGAATATAGGAGCTGAATTTACTTTTAGAAATACGGGAGCGGACGGTAATAATATTATTACAATTAGTCCGGCGGCAACGGATGCAATACACGGAACTATTGCGGCGGTATCCTCTGGAGGAGTAGATAACAAGGATTGGATCAACACGAAGGCATCTGCTAATAAAGGCGATTGGTGTACTCTTAAAGCGGTAGCGTTAACCGATTGGTACATTACTGGCGGAGACGGTGTATGGGCATCTGAAGCATAATAAAATAAATAAACATAAAAAAAATATACAATGGCTACAACTAATTCATTAACAACCAGTTACTCAGGTGAGTTCGCAGGACAGTACATCTCGGCAGCTTTATTAAGTGGTTCAACTTTGGACAACGGATTAATTACCGTTAAACCTAATATTAAATTTCAAGAAGTAATCAAGAAAGTTGCTTCTGACGATATCGTTAAAGATTCTACGTGTGATTTCGATCCCACTTCAACTTTAACATTAACTGAGCGTATAATTACACCGACAAATCAGCAAGTAAATCTGCAACTTTGTAAAAAAGATTTCCAAAACGACTGGGATGCCATTTCTATGGGATACAGCGCATTCGACTCTTTACCAACTTCTTTCGCTGATTTCTTAATCGGACACGTTTCTTCTAAAGTAGCTCAAAGAACGGAGCAGTCAATTTGGAACGGAGCAGCGGCAACCGCAGGACAGTTTGGAGGATTTAAAGAACTAATGTTAGCCGACGCTGACGTAACCGATATTGCAGCCGTTGGTGGGGGAGTAAATTCCGGAAATGTTATAGCTCAACTCGGAGCCGTTATAGATGCCGTAGGTAGCTCGCTTTATACGAGCGATGACCTTTTTATATATGTGTCTCAGAATGTCGCAAGAGCTTACGTTCGTGCGCTAGGTGGATTTGCCACTAACGTAGGAGCTGCCGGTATTAACTCGGACGGTACTCAATGGTATACCGGAGGGACACTTTCGTTTGATGGCGTAAAGCTCGCAGTAGCGAATGGTTTAGCGGATAACACAATGGTAGCTGCAGAGAAAACTAACCTTTATTTTGGCACCGGATTACTATCCGATCAAAACGAAGTGAAAGTTATAGATATGGCGGATATTGATGGAAGCCAGAACGTAAGAATCGTTATGAGATTTACGGCTGGAGTTCAGTACGGGATTGGATCAGATGTGGTTCTTTATTCTTAAAAATTAATTAATCAATAAATTAGGTGGGTAAGCCATAAGTGCCTACTCACCTTTTTTTATTTAAAACACAAACAGATGGCGTGTGACCTCACTCTCGGAAGAAAAGAACCCTGCAAAGATGTTGTAGGTGGATTAAAAAATGTATATTTTGTCGATTTTGGTGATCTAGGTACGGTAACCTTAGCCAATGACGAAATAACGAATATGACTGGAGCTTCAGGAAGTTTAACAGCATTTAAATACGAATTAAAAGGGAATAGTAGCTTTGAACAAGCTATTACGTCTTCTCGTGAAAACGGGACGACATTCGTTGAACAAACTCTAACGCTAACTTTGAAAAAATTAACGAAGGAAGATAATAAAGAGCTGAAATTACTGGCTTATGGTAGACCGCACGTGGCGGTGGAAGATTATAACGGTAACGTCTTTATGATGGGCTTAGAACACGGTGCGGAAGTAACCGGGGGTACGGTTTCAACCGGTGCGGCAATGGGTGATCTCTCGGGGTACACTTTGACGATGGCGGCAACT